GCAACAAATACAGGTATTGTTACATATCGTTGGTATGTAGATAATGTTGCTGTGTTTGATGATCCAGATAAAGTTGGTGCTGGAGAGACAGCTGTTGGTGTAAATTATCTTGGCGCAGGAACAACTACTCTTCAGATTTTTGATAGTACAAAATCAAAAACTGTATATTGTGAAGCAGACTATATTCCTAGTGCATATGGATTGCCAGGAGTTGCTGTTACTGTAGGGAGTGCAAGATCAACGGGACATGCAATTAGTGAACCTGTAAGAAGTGCGTCTGCTACTTTATCCATAATTCCAACTCTTTCTATTGATACTCAACCAGTAGATAGAATTGTAGTTGTTGGTACTGCTGCAACTTTTGGTGTTGATGCAAGTCTTTCTAATGAATCCACAGAGGGTTTTAGTTATCAATGGCAAGTAAATGGTTCGGATGTTTCTGATGGCACATTAGTAGTTAGCACTACAAAAAATAACACTGCAACACTTACTCATACAAGAAATACTGCTAATAATTTAGATGCACCAGACTCCGATACAGCAGTAGAAGTTGATTTCTCAGAATTATCAACAATTACACTTACTTATGGAATATATGATATTACAGTAGATGCAGATGTTACTGCTGATTTAAGAGCACTTGGTGCTGGTGGTGGTAGGTCACAACAAAGATCCATTGCTGGTGGTTCTGGCGGTCTTTCAACCGGACAATTTACATTTTTAGAAGGAACAACTTATAAACTAGTTGTTGGTGGCGCAGGGGAAAATGCAGGTCAAGGGGGTGTCGGTCTTGATGTATCAGAGGATGATAGAGGTATATCTTCTGGAAATATTGGTGGCGGTGGCGCTGGTGGCGGCGGAGCAGGTCGCACCGGCGGTGGTGGTGGATTCACAGGACTTTTTGTTGGATCAGTCTCTCAAGATAATGCAGTAATTATTGCTGGCGGTGGAGGTGGTGGTTCCAATGATCCTGCACTTGGTGGTGATGGTGGAGGACTTACGGGTGGTAGGGGAGAAAATGCAAATCCACCAGAGGTTACGGCTGTGGGTAGAGGTGGACGAGGAGGAACTCAAACTGCGGGTGGAACTGGCGGAGGCACAGGAATTAATGTGAATGGAGAGGCCGGATTTGCAATTGGAACTATTGAAACTGACCCTATGGCATCAGGTGGTAGATCTACCGGAACTGAGTCCACCAGTGCCGGTGGTGGCGGTGGTGGATACTTTGGTGGCGGCGGTGGTGGTGCATTTGTAAGTGGTTGCTGTGCTGATGGTGCTGGTGGAGGTGGATCAGGTTATATTGGATCATCACTTTTGACTGACGGAGAAACTACAACTGGTGGTGGTGCTGATCCAGGCATAAGTGGATCTTTTGAAATAACTTTAACTGATACAGACATTACAACTGATGTTACAGTAACTATTTCTGGAGCAACAACTGATGTTCTGACACTTTCTGCTGATGGTAATGTTTCTACTACCACAAGTGTTGCAGTTTCTAACTCAAATGCATCCAATTCGCCAGTTACCTCAGCGACAAGATCATTTGTATCGACTACTGCCAGACCAGTGCTTAATATTGAGCAGATCGATAATACAGACACTGCTATCATTTCTCAACACAATTTTGATGATGACGGTGAAATTACATTTACTGATGCTGATTACCCTGCAAATCAGATTTCCATCTATGCTCCAGAGAGAGATATTGAAGTTGATATTGAATTATACGGTGGTAAAGGGTTTGATTTAAATGGAGATTTAGGTGGATTTGAGTCCAGTGGTGGTGCATATTTCGGTGGAGACGGAGGTATAGGTATAATTAGAACTACATTAGAACAAAACGTTGAATATGTTATCACAGGATTGTATGCGGAAGTAAATGCACCATTTCTATACAGAAAGGCATCTTTGATTGCATGTTCTGGTGGTGGAGGAAGACCAACTACATTCGCAGATGGTAGAGAAGGTGGTGGTGTAGGTCTACGTGGAGATGGAGCACGGAATGTAGCGGGATTTACAGGTGGATTAGATCAAGAGGCATATTTCACCAGACTTTCCGAGATTCCACTAAATGAAGTTGTTGAACCTGACCAAAATATAACAGCTAATGCACCTAATCAGGGTGGTAGAACTCACGCTTGTCCTCCTGGTGATTATTGGAGAGACCAAGGATTGAGTGCGTGTGAAGATATTCCATCAGGGAATAGATTTAGATTAGGAGATGGAACTGAAGTTACAAATACATCTTCATCAATCACCAGAGGATTTAAAACAGGATATATTAATATCCGAACTGGAGGAATAGGGGGACCAGAATATCGGAGTGTTGCTGAAGGTGCTGGAGATGGTGGATCCGGTGCAACAGGAGGATTTGGCGCAGTTGTTGGTGTTAATAATGGTTCTGCTGGAGGAGGATCAGGATATACAGATGGGTCTGTAACTATCGTCTCAAATCAACTAGGTGGTTGGGGTGGTGCTGCAAAGGTTGTTATTAAACAAACTGTTCTTCCTGTGATTGGAAATATGACACTTCATTCCTTTAATAATTCAAATGACACCAATAACGCACTTGATTATGATGGAGCAATCTCATTTATGACAACCGAATCTCCGGGTGCTGCTGATCAGCAGGTTGGCACATCTACGAATCTTAAACATTATCTTTTGACTATGAATCAAAATTATAGTAGTCTCAAAGTCATCAGAATATCAAGCACAACTGCTGGCGGAGGTAGTGGAGTTGATACATCAGGACCTGCAAAAGTGGAGAAAGTCTCTGGTAGTGATACTCAGTGGAGAGTTTGGTTTAAAAAGAATAATGGATTTAATACTTATGTAAGGGATTTCTCTGTGGAAGGAGTTATTTGATATTATAAATAATAAAAAGTAGTTTAACGGGGGAGAGTGAACCCGCATGGCAGTAAATAAGAATTTTGTTGTCAAAAATGGTTTAGAGGTCAACACTAAACTTATTCGTGCGGATGCAACGAATAATAAGGTTGGCATCGGCACCTCCGTTCCTAACTATGAACTCCATGTAAATGGAGGAATTGGTGCTACGGATGTTCATGTCTCAGGCATGAGCACCATTCTTACTGAACTGAATGTTGGTCTTGGCGGAACTGTATTGACAGTTCTAGGGACTGGTGATCAGTTTGTTGGTATTAACACCGCAAGTCCACAGTTTAGATTAGATGTTCGTGCTCCAGTCTCAACTGGTCAAACGGCACTCTATGTTTATGGTGACATGCGTGTCACAGGTGATATTGACCTAGATGATATCAATCTTGATGATGCAACCATTCAAAATCTAACTGTTACTGAAGCATTTAATATCACTAACAGTGGTCTCTCTACTTTTAGTGGTAAAGCAGACTTTAATGATAGTGTTGATATTGAAGATAATCTGATTGTCAGTGGTATTACTACAATCACTCGCCTTGAAGCCACTGATGTTAATGTTAGTGGTGCAGTCACTGCTACATCATTTGTTGGTGATGGTTCAAACCTGTCTGGTATAACTACTGAACTGATAGCAACAGTTGGTGTTGCGTCTGAAGGCACTTTTATTGGCACTGGCGTCACGATGGTTGACTTTAAATCATCAAACGCACAAAACACTGTTGATTTCGATGCCACCGCAGGTATCGCAACAGTCACCGTAACAACCGGTGTTTCTCTTGGACTCGCAATCGCTCTTGGCGGTTAATCACAATAAATACACATAACACTTAAAGAAAGATGGCAGAAGCTTTTTCTAATAAATTAACAAGAGCGGCGGGGATTGTTACCACGTCATCGAGTGGTGCTGTTGGTATCACTAGCACGATCATCACCGGTATTTCTACGGTTGGTGTTGCCGTGAGTGATCTAGTTGTAAATGCAAACTTTATTGCTGGAACTAAAGTTACTGAACTCGGTGCAAGTTCTGTTACTGTTGATAGAACCTCAACGAATACTACAGCAAGCACGAGTCAAAGCGTTAGTTTCCTTGGACCAACAACTGCATACACTTCAGCAGCTGCAACAAAGAGTGTTCTAATCGGTGGAACTTTTGCAAACAATACTGACAACTCAGTTAATTTAACGGTTGAGGTAAGGGATCAAAGCACGGCAGTATCAGTCGCGATTGCAAGTAAGATTCCTGTTCCTGCTGGAAGTTCTTTTGTTATCTCTGATGTTGGAAAGACACTTCTTGAAGCAACTGATGAAGTTGTAGTGTATTGTGATTCTGCAAACGCAATTGATGCTAACCTCAGCGTTCTGACAGGAGTTAACTGATGGCAGATAGAAACGGTTATATCGGAAGAGCACCAAGTGACTCATCAGTCACCGTTGCAAGACAGGATTTTACACCCACTGGTGTTCAGACTAATTTTACTTTTGATGCAGGATATACCCCTGGTTACCTTGATGTATATTTAAACGGGTCAAAATTAGTCGTAGCACAAGACTTTACTGCAACCGATGGATCTGTTGTTGGTCTTACATCTGCTGCTGCAAGCGGAGATATAATTGAATTAGTTGCATTTAAGGCATTTAATGCAGCTTCCGTTAATAATGCAGGAACATTAACTGTTTCTGGCAATCAAACGAACAATGGAACACTTTCAGTCACTGGTGGTACAACATTAAGCAACTTAAATGTATCTGGAATCACAACTGTTGGTGCAGTAGATCTAAATGGAAGTGTTCTTACCTTAGACGCTGACGGTGATACCACCATTACTGCAGACACAGACGATCAAATAGACATTGCATTTGGTGGTAATGATAGATTAACATTGTCAACTGGTTTGATTGATTTGAAGAACGATGGTTCTCAATCAGAAATTAGATTATATTGTGAGAGTTCTAACGCACACTATGCTGCATTACAAGCACCAGCACACTCTGCTTTCTCTGGTAACATTACATTAACATTACCAGCAACAACAGACACATTGGTTGCTAGAACCACAACTGATACTCTTACCAATAAAACTCTTACATCTCCCACCATTTCAACTCCTACACTCACTGGTGGAGTTGGTATTGCAGACTCTATATTTCACACAGGAGACGATAATACTCAAATAAGATTTCCTGCTGCCGATACATTTACTGTAGAAACTGGTGGTACTGAAAGATTTCGCGTAGATTCGGGTGGTGATGTAGGTAT